CTTGAGTGGGGTCTTATACCCGATGAATTAGATTATGGTGCTGCTAGAGATGAATTAATGAATCACCAAAAAGGACTTATTAAGTAATGTCATTTGAATATGTAGAAGATGAAGAGTCACAAGAAATTCAAATAACTTCTTCTGGTGATATTTTTAGGTTTTATTCATCACAGGATGAGCATACAGATCCATTTCTTATGCCAGCAGAAGAATTAAAAAAATATTCTGGCCTATCATCAAACTTTAAAAGAAAAACATCTAGAAGCCTACAAAAGTTTCATCAAGGAGTATCTGGTGTAAAATCTAAGAAAATAGAAGATCCAGATGTAACTGGGTACGTCATGTTTGAGGCAGTTGAGCCTCCATATAACATGGATTATTTAGCAAGAGTCTATGAAGTTTCATCCCCTCACCATGCCGCAGTAGATGCTAAAGTATCTAACATTGTTGGATTAGGATACGATCTTATTGAAACAGATGAAACTAAAGATAAAATAGAAGAAATAGATGACAATGATTCAGAAAGACTTAATTTTCTAAGAAGAAAGATTTCTCGTTCAAAAACTCGTTTGAAGAAAGATATTGATAATTTAAACGAAGATGAATCTTTTACAGAAACCATGAAAAAAATTCTTACTGATTATGATGCAACTGGTAACGGATATATGGAAATTGGTCGAAAGATCGATGGAACTATTGGTTATATTGGTCATATTCCATCTTCTAACATGAGAGTAAGAAGAAATAGAGATGGATTTATTCAAATAGTAAACAATAAAATTGTTTTCTTTAGAAATTATGGAGATACATCTACTTCAGATCCACTAGGAAGCGATCCTCGTCCAAACGAAGTAGTCCACTTTAAAAAGTATACTCCTACAAATAATTATTATGGAGTGCCAGATATCATCCCAGCATTACCCGCTCTGGCAGGGGACGAGTTTGCGTCCAAGTTTAACCTGGACTACTTTGAGAATAAGGCTGTTCCTAGGTACATTATTGTAGTAAAGGGTGCTAAACTTTCTAATGATTCTCAAAGAAAACTTCTTGAATTTTTCCAGACAGGATTAAAAGGAAAGAATCACAGATCTTTATATATTCCACTTCCAGCAGATGATGGAAATACAAAGGTGGAATTTAAGATGGAGCCAGTTGAGGCTGGAGTTCAGGACTCCTCTTTTAGAAACTACCGACTTGAAAACCGAGATGAAATACTCATGGCTCATAGAGTTCCAGTAACTAAAGTAAGTATGGGCTCTGGAGTGTCTTTGGCAGCGGCAAGGGACGCAGACAAGAACTTCCGCGAACAGGTAACTAAGCCAACCCAGGACTACTTTGAGAAAAAAATAAATAAGATTATTCGTGAATTTACAGATATGTTTTCTCTTAAGTTTAATGAACTTAGTCTTACTGATGAGGATACGCAGTCTAAGATTGACGAAAGATATCTTAGAATGCAAGTTATTGTTCCTAACGAAATTAGGGCTAAGAAGGGATTGCCAGCACTAGATGGAGGCGATACCCCAGTAGTTCTTAATGCCCGTGCAGCGGCAGAACAGACTGCTCAAGCCACAGGAAACAGAAGAAGGGATCAAGCGCGTCAAGCAACCCAACCAGACATTGACGGAGAGGCTAGAAATCCACAAGGCGATGGAAGGTCTGTGCAATAGTTGTGTATAAAATTTTGTATTAATTGATTACCTTGATAGAATTTATTTGAGATGGAAATAACTAAATCTTATTGGCATAGTGACGGCGACCGTATAAGTCTGTCCGTACCGTTCTTCAAAGTCGATGAAGAGCGCAGAATAGTTTCTGGATTTGCCACATTAGACAATGTAGATCGACATAACGATATTGTTGATGCAGACGCCTCTATCAAGGCATTTGATACATTCAGGGGCAACCTCCGCGAAATGCATCAGCCAATTGCTGTCGGCAAGGTCACAAACTTTAGAGAAGAACAATTTTATGATAAGTCAACTGGACAGTCATATCGTGGAGTTTTTGTAGATACATATGTTTCTAAGGGTGCCCAAGATACCTGGGAGAAGGTGCTTGATGGCACCCTCTCTGGATTTTCTATTGGTGGCAATATCACAAAAGTAGATCAAGTTCAAAAGGGTGATGACATGGTTCGTGTCATTAAAGAGTATGAACTTGTTGAACTTTCATTAGTAGATAGCCCAGCAAATCAACTTGCAAATGTATTTTCCATACAAAAAGTAGATGATCGCGTTGTAGCAACAGGCATTGCTACAGAAATTAAAATGGATAATATTTTCTGGTGCGATACAGATCAGATTGCGGTAGCAAAAGATCACGATTCCTCAACATGTTTAGTCTGTGATTCAGAAATGACTAATATTGGTTGGGTAGAGTCAAATGACGTTGCTAAGAATCAGGAAATTGGCAAGGCAATTGATCGACATGTTACCAAAGCATCTCCTGGATCTGTAAAGGTCGGAGACTTTGTTTCTTGGAATTCAAGTGGTGGAACAGCAAGGGGAAAAATTGAAAGAATCGCCACTTCTGGCTCTATAAATGTACCAGACTCAGATTTTACTATTAATGCAGAAGATGGCGATCCTGCAGTACTTATTAGAGTTTATAGAAAGTCATCTGATGGCTGGGAGCCTAGCGATACTCGCGTAGGGCATAAGATGAGTACCCTAAGAAAAATTGAAGACTTGCCTGAACCAACGGTAACAAAGCAGGCAAATAACGAAACCAATATTGAAGGAGGTGCAGTAGAAAATATGGAAATTGAAAAAAGTGAAGAAGTCACAGATGTTGAAGAAACAACTGAAGAAGTTGTAGAAAAGGGAGCCGTAGTTGCAGAGGAAGCAACAGAGGCCACAGAATCTGTGTTAGAAGAAGCCTCTGAAGAGGTAGAAGAAGACTTAGAAAAGACTGCTGTCTCCGATGTTGAGGTTGAAGAACCCGACTTTGTTAAAATGTTGGAAGACCTCAAGAATTTCTTCGGAGAAAATATTAATAAGAGTGCAGAAGAAACTAAGTTAACAGTTGAAGAACTTAGCAAGAGCATCGATGCACAAATTACAGACCTGGCTGAGAAACATGAAAATCTCAGCAAAGCAGTTGAAAATATAAAAAGCGCAATCGATACAATCGAAAAAAGAGTCGATTTGGTCGAAAGTGAGACTGCTGTTAAAAAGTCCGGCGATCTTGATGGATCAAAGGAAGAAACAACAATAAGAAAGAGTATCTGGAGCGGATCATTCCTCGCAGCCCGTGATCTATGATACATAAACTGAAAGGTAGGTGAAAAGCAAAATGAGCAATGAACTTTTACAAAAAGTAATCGACACAACTGAAGTTGGTGCAGGCGGTGGTGGCCTTTTAAAGCCAGAGCAATCAAATCGCTTCATTGACTACATGTTCGATGCAACAATTTTAACTCGCGCAGCCCGTACAATCCGTATGCGTGCAGATACAACAGAGATCGATAAGGTCGGTGTTGGTGAGAAGTTGATGGTTCTCGCAACAGAGGGAGCCGCTACTGGTCAAACAGACCGTGGCGCAACATTCACCAAGGTTTCTCTTACAACAAAGAAACTCCGTCTTGACTGGGAACTTTCAAGCGAATCCCTTGAGGACAACATTGAGGGAGCAGACCTTGAAGATCATATCGCACGCCTTATGGCAACACAGGCTGGCAACGATGTTGAAGATTTGGCAATCAATGGTGACACAGCATTATCATCTGACAACCTTTACAAAGCATTCAATGGCTTCCGCAAGTTAGCCCTTAATGGTGGACAGGTTGTTGATGCTGGTGGTGCTACAATCACTAAGGCAGTCTTCAATAGCGCACTTAAGAAAATGCCTCGTAAATACAAGCAACGTCGTAACCAGTTGCGCTTCTTCACCGGAAGCAACTTGGTTCAGGACTACTTGTACAACCTCACAACAGTTGGATCAACACCAGAAGATATCGCTTCAAGCATTCTTCGTGGAAATCCAGCAGCCCCTGAGGGTGCCCCAGGTGGAGTTATTCCATTTGCATTCGGCATTCCAGTAGTTGAGGTTCCGTTAATCAACGAGACACGTTCTGGCGATTACTCAGGTGCAACAGGAAATCATGGTGAAGTCCACTTGACATTCCCACAGAATTTCATTATCGGCATCAAGCGTGATGTTACTGTTTACCGTGAATTCAAGCCAAAGAAGGATACAATCGAATACACACTCTTCATCCGTGTTGGTGTGGCAATCGAGAATCTTGATTCTTTCGTAGTTGTAAAGAACGTCAAGATCGCATCCTGAAATTAGTTATCTAGTGCGTCAGGGAGGGATTAAAATCCCTCCCTTTCGCCTTTTCTGATATAATTAATGTTGAGGAAAAGGAGTTTTAATGTCTTTTAATACAATGAAAACGGCTGATTTAAAAAAGGTAGCGGAACATTTCGCTGTTGATTTAGAAGATGCAAAGACAAAGGGTGCAATACTTTCAGCATTAGAAGAAGAAGGAATCACATACGAAATGTACGATAAATTTCTTAATGCGGAAACAGTAAAGCCAGATATTTTAGATAAGCCTAAAAAGCGTGAGTCCAGTCCAAATGATGTGCTAGTAAGAATGGATAGAGAGAATGCACACTATGAAGTAAATGGATATACATTTACTAGAGAGCATCCATTCGCAGTAATGCATCCAGATGATGCGGAGTTTATATTTGAAACTCAAGAAGGATTTAGAATGGCTACCCCACGCGAGGTTCAAGAATACTATAATTAATAGGAGTGATGGCAATTGATAGAAACATATACTGGTACTAGAGGATTAATAAATATAACCACTCATGATATCTATGGATTGCCAACGCAACCAGATAATAATTTAAATCCAGCCGTAGTAGTAAGAGATCCAGAAACGAATCAGATTTTACTTCAGTCTGTCGCAAGTCTCCTGGATACGGACTATCCAGGAGACTACCAGTTTGTTATACCTTCACAGTATGTTCAATATGATAGAGTACTAAAAATTGAATGGTCATATACTATAGATGGCTCTCAAATTAAGGAGACCGACTTTGTTTATGTAATTACTCCATATTCAACTGTAGATGAAGTAGTATCGGAACTTGGATTCTCTATGAGGCCAGAAGACTCTAACTATTACTCTTATGAGAAAATACGCAGCGCGGCCCGTGTCGCAAGAATGATGATAAACACCGAACTTGGATTTTCTATTGGTAAATATGAGAAAACAGTAGTTGCTTATGGCGATGGAGCAGACGTTCTTCTTCTACCAGAAAAAATAATAAGTATCTCATCAATATATGAAAATGATGAGTTGGTTATAAATAACTCAAATAACTACAATGTTTTTGGATACGAGGTAGAAGTTACTGAAACTGGATACGGTATTAGAATAATTCCTACAAACCCTGGCGATGACATAGATGAAGAAGAAGAATTTGATTACATAGGATTGAATAAGGGTAGGTTTAGAGATGGGTATAGGTATGAAATAACTGGAACATTCGGATGGAACTATGTTCCAGTAGAAATTAAACAATGCATGTACCTTCTAATTAATGACCTACTTTGCAACGACTCTCTTTGGAGAACAAAATACGTTAAAAAAATAAATAGTGGTCAAATGTCTGTAGAGTTATCAAGTCAGTCCTTTAATGGTACTGGAAACGCTTTGGTTGATGCTATTTTACAAAAGTTTAAGATGATACAGGCTGTGATTATTTAATGTATGGATGCTTACAAAGTTCTGTATTCAATATGACTGCTGATATTTATTATCAAATAGAATCTCAAGACCCATCTACTAACGAAATTGATAGAAGATGGTCACTTTTAAAAAATATATCTTGCACTATAAATCCAATTAGAGAGAGCGGTGGTTCTGCAACATCAGATAATAAATATTTTTCTAAAGAGTATACAGAAGATTTAGAAACAAAAATGTATAGTATGGAGCAATTAAGTAAAAGATGGCGCGTTTCAGGAATTAAAAATAACTCTGGAACCGCTCTTTATAAAGAAATAGATAGAATATCTAGTCCAGATACCATATTTGAGGTCTATGCTTCACACCCGATACTTGACATATTTGGAAATATTCAATACTATGAAAATCATTTAAGAAGAACTACGGTACAGAGTAATGATTAATATCAAGGTTACTGAGTCTTCTAAAAATGAATTATACATGGAACTAGAAAATAAAATTAGAGGTATGCAGGAATTATCAAGTTCTGAAACATCAAGAGATATTATGACGGCAGCATATTCTATTTCCGCATTAAAGTTTATTAAGCATACCAATCTACTCGCAAGATCTGCAAAAAAATCATTTCACCATGTTTATGAATGGGGTGCGGTGGGAAGAGAAAATGGTAGGCTCTTTAGAATAATAAAGAGACAGGCTGGGTCTACATCTGCATCTGTTTACTATAAATTTAATAACTCAAAAAAGTCCAGCCCAATAGCACCAGAACTAAGAAAATCTGGTAAGACTGGTAAAAAAGTAACTAAGAGTGGGGTCTTTAAAAGAAAAGCGGAAGTTATGGAGTCTGGATCTCCTGTATCTTTTATAACATCTAGAAATATTGCATTTAGCACTAAAGATAGTGGGATAGTTTTTATCCCTCCAGGTAAAAAAATAAATATTATGAATCCAGGAGGTCAGGACACAAATGGATCATTTAGGAGCCACTTTGTTGCTTGGTGGAAATTAAATTTTCCCAATGTGCTAGAAACGGAAAATATTCCAAAATCTTTAGAGGTAAATGTGGCAAGAGCCTTATCTGCGAAAGGAGCGGGTCCAGCATCTGCCAGATCTGCTATTAAAAGAACTCTATCCCCACATCTAATAGTTGGAAGTGTAATATGACAATATATAGAGAAAATGCTAGATCTATAATAAATGCCTTTTTGTGGAGTGAAATTAAAGAATCTGGCGTACTGGATGATGATGACTATAGGCCAGATAATTTTACAAAAAGTTTAGTACCAATTATACCAGCACAAGAAGTTCCAGAATTTAATAATCTTCTTCAGGATAAAACATATATAATTTATGATTATGAAATAAATGATTATATGGATAAATGGTGGATTTGTGAAGAATCAATGTCATATTCCATAGTGGGAACTAAATTCGGCAAGGTTATGGAAATAACAGAACTAATGGTCGATTTGTTTAGAAGAAAAGACTTGTCTGGTAAAGATTTACAATCATTTAATACTAACCAGGAAAAAATAAAATTTTATTCTGCATGTTTAGATTATGTCAGCAGCCCCTCCCCAGCGGAATCAGAGGGCGGAAGAATAGTTGGAGTAGTACAAATAACATATAAATATTCTAGAGAAGTAGATTCAACTGGAAGGTTTACATAGTTTGCTTTCCTCCTTAACAATGTTATTATATAAAAGAGGAATGATCAATCTGGATATTAATAAATTAATATCCGAAAGGTAGGTGAAAATTTAAATGGCTGGATCTATTTCCAATATTCTCGTAGGTGCTGCACAGAT